TAAAAAGTAACCAACACCCACACCCGCACCCACAAGCCCGGTGAGTGCGACGGTCCCGAGAGCTGCACCGAGCTTGATATGCCACATATAATTTAACTGACATCTAGATGCTTACGTAATAACGGGCATATGGACTAAAACGTAAATAAAAGGTTCCCTCTTGTTCATATCAATGCACAAATACCTAAAGATCGCCACGGTGATCGTAGGATCTCACTTTATGAGATGGGCGGCGGAGTACGCCTATTTCACACAGTGTGCAGGTCTGTGGACCTCAATTTTCTCTTGGAATTCACCGACATGCCGGGGCCTTCGGTGGACGGCCGACTCGGCCATGACCAATGTCGTCGGCGTCATTACTGGTCACGCAACGAAGCTACTTGGGATTTGAGATCTCTGATCTCGTCGGAAATGCGCTTGTGCCACGGCTCGAGGACTAGAACCTGGAAGCCAAAGGCCAATGTGCCTACGACGGCAGGGTACCACTTGTACATTTAAACCAATTGTACATTTAAATTATATGGAAAAATGGAAACCTTACTGGGACGCCATCGTGAATGATCCTAAATTTAGAAGAAAATTCACGGGGGCCAAAGGGGACTACGATCTCACGAGGTGCCGACGGATCGCTCACCCCAAAGGCACTTTGTACCTCCCGTTGTCTGACGATGAAGGGCACTTTTTTGCATACGAATTTGTCGGATCCAATATTATAAGAGTATTCGATCCGGCCCATCCGAAAAGTCATTACGGAGGTCATTTGGACCGCGAATTAATTTCAAAATTGAGTGGTCGCCGAGTGGTCGTGTGTCGCGACCACCCACAGTGGCACGAAGAGGATACATTCTGTGCAACCTGGACCCTTTTGTGGCTCAGGCCCGATGCACGTAAATTGGTCTATCATTGAATGGTATACCGTTGAACCGCGTGGTCGCCGCACACGTGTAGGCCCCCATGTTCCCCCAGACCAGCCAGGACCCCATGTCCGTTCCATCGGGCAGCTCGTATTCCTTGTAAATTGTATCACCCCCATCACACGTTGAACCGAAGATTGTTCGTTTGATGAGTTGTCCCTCAATTTTGTTTCCAAATTCGTCACGGACCTCCTTGACTTGGGGTGCGGCGTGGTCGAACAGGATGCAGTTGAAAGCACCGTAGAGGCTCTCGCTGATTGTGAGGCCCGAACCTTTTGTCCCGATCACAGGGGTGTGCAGCTCCATCACACGCTCTACGAAAAACCTGCCGGGTTCGGCAATCAAACAAGTGCCCTTGGGCGCACTGATAGTCTTGGGCAATCCGGTACTGGAGGAGAAACCCCCTCCAATATCGATGATGTGCGGGGAATAGCCGTGTTCGCGTGCCAGGTCAAGCGCTCTCTCAGCCTTTTCCAGGGCCTCCTCGAAGACGCCGACACAAGACGCACCCGACCCGACGTGGAAGGAAATCCCAACCACGTCGAGCCCGAGCGTCCGGGCCGTAAACAGTAGCAAGTCCCACTCGTGCTCCTCGGCTCCGTACTTGGAGCCAAGGTTGCACCGGGCCGATGGATCGTCGGCCCGAATTCTCAAAACTAATTGCAGAGGAGGCAGGTCCGGAAACTCCTCCTTGACGCGCGCAATTTTTTTGAGCTCGCACACGCTATCAAACGTGGTCCGCGTTATTCCATTTTCTTTAGCGAAGCGGATCTCCTCAACACGTTTGCACGGATTTGCATAAAGAATTCGCTCTGGCTCAACCCCCAAGTCCAAGACCTGTTGAATCTCGGCTGGACTTGCGCAGTCAAAGTTGGAACCCATCTTGGCTAGGGCCTCAACGATGTCTGGCGTTGGGTTACATTTCACCGCGTAATACGGTTTAATGTGGGGAAGGGCCTCGGTCCACTCTTTGTACACATGCTTTAGTACTGAGAGGTTTAGGACGTAGAAAGAATCTTGTTCTTTCGTGGAGTCCGAGGGGGGTTGAAAACCAACGTTTTCAACTCGCCCAGAGCCGACCATCAAGTGGTAATTGTCCTGGAGATTTTATTTCTATCTGAATTTAAAATGAAATTTAAAAACCTCCTCTTGGCCGAAGCCAAGGGCTCGACCAAGAACAAACTGCTGGCCCTCGCGGCCAAGCCCGCCCCCACCAAGAAGCAGCTCCTGATGAAAATGGCGGGCGTGCCCAAGCGCGTACCGACCAAGTACCACAACAAGCAGGGTCGTCAGTTCTTCCTGACGCTCAAGGGCACCTACGTCATCCGCGCGGCCAACGGCAAGACCCTGTACGGTCGGAAATCCACCGACCCGTCCGCGCCAAAAGCCATTCGGCCAAAAATAATTCCCAAGTAAAAATATGACGAATAGTCCACGTTATGGTCCAGCCGGGTATGGAAACAATAAAATGCCCCGGTGGATGCGCTTAATTCCTGAAAGCGCAAATAAAAGTGTCGTCCGGACGCCAAACAGTCACCCTTTGAGATCGGTTAAAAAACCACGCAAAGTTCGCCGAGTTAAAGCCAGGCCCACCTCTATAAAATAAGAAATGGACCGTATTTTCATCCTCGATCGCTCCGGCTCGATGGAGGCGTGCCGTGACGACACGATTGGCGGGTTCAACGCGTTTCTGCGCGAGCAGCAGGCCGAGGGCGGCACTTTGACCCTGATTCTGTTTGATCACGAGTACTCCGTCTCATACACCAACAAGCCCATCAGCGACGTGGAGCCCTTGACGATCAACACGTTCGTGCCCCGTGGAGCAACGGCTCTACTCGATGCGATCGGCAAGGCCATCAAGAACACCCAGTCAAATGTTCCGACGGTTGTTATCCTGACGGATGGTCAGGAGAACAGCAGTCAAGAGTACACCAAGGCGCACATCAAGGATCTGATCGAGCAGAAGACCAAGGACGGCTGGACCTTTGTGTACCTGGGCGCCAACCAGGATGCGTTCGCAGAGGCGGGTCAGCTCGGTATCGCGCCCACCGCCACCGCCAACTTTGACACGCGGCGGACGCCAGAGGCTTTCCGGGCTCTGAGTGCCGCCATGTCGTCCCAGGCTTCAAACAACGCCCAGGGGTTCAACTTCAACACGCAGGTCATTTAAATTTCCAGAAATTTAATTTCCCTATTATAATATAAAATGCCGGTGTCCCCTCAGCAAATGAACTTTGCGAAAAAAATGGCCGCGGCGGCTGCCAACCGTGCGAAGAAGTTTGCGATGGCTCACGTCAACGAAGCGAAGAAATACGCGGCGAACCAGGGTCGGGCCCTTGCGGTCCAGGCGCAGAATCAGGCCAAGCAATATGCAGCTCAGAAGGCGCGCCAAGTTGCCAATGCCGCCAAGCGACGCGTCAACGCTGGCATCACTAGTGTGGTGCAGACCCATATGGGAAACAATGCCGAGGCGCGCGCCATGGCCAACAAGCTCAAGGCCCATGTTTCCAACAAGATTAACGCTGTACACAACGCTACTCGTACTCAGATTAACGCAGCCGGTAAAATACCCAACAACAAGCGTTTAAGCGTTTAAATCAAACCCATAAGTTTTGAGTTGGGACTGTACAATTCTTGAAAGAGAAGATCCTCTCCATAAAATGAAAGCTATGATCGACATGCAAAACATTAAAACCAAAAAAGCGATCCAAGCTCCCCGGAGGGACTTTTTCTTCTTCTCGTCCTTTGCGGTCATGGAGGCCACAAATGTGGAGAAGTATATGATGAACGATATCACGCAATAGAACATGGCGACGTAGTACAACATCTTGGCGGTCGTCACCGCCCCTTTAACAGCGGTGGCGATAACTGGTCCCTCCGGGCCGGCCAAGAGTGAAATTTGCTCAAGAGCCGCAAACCCTTGTGGCGTATTCAGTTGATTAATGAGTCCTTTAATCTGTGCTTTAGCTTCTGGGCCTATATGGCTCGATGCGAAAGTTCCCAAAAGTTTACGAGGATCCATTATATAAAAGTCCAAGGTTTTTTATTTCATTATGCAGGTCACGGAGATCACCGGTATTGGCGACGGTATAGGTCGTCTCAAGCTCGTCAATTTTGTTCTCAATTTCGTGGCGCTGGACATCTGCTCGCTCAATTTTTATTGTAATTCCACCCAAGTGATGTATTGCCTGCACCTCGTTTTCAAACCGCACGTCCGCAATCACAATAGGCTCACCGTTCCACTGATTGAATAGCCTTTGTACAAAAAAATCTTTAGAAACGAAGCTCTTTGTCGTTTCGGCCATATGGACCATTGCCTGACGGGGCGTGAGGCCCCATGTAGGGTCCTGGACGTCCTTTAAATTGGTTTCAAGCACCAAGTCACTCCACCCATAAAGCGCTTTGATTGCATCCTTCATGGGTTGAGAGAAGCGACGCCGATCGTGCGTCTTGCTGAAGAAACTCGCGACCGTGTCTTTGCCCACACGGGCCCGGCCGACGAGTCCTATTATTTTTGGAACCATTTACTATTTATGTTTAGTTCTGTTTAACTGGCTGAGCAGCTGGAATTCCATTGGGCTCCACCGCCATCATGGGCTGAGGAGCCGCACCACCTGCCATGTTACTTGGGGCGTTCACGTTAATTTTGCCGTTATTCATTCTAACGTTGCCGTTGGATGGCCGCTGAGACTTCCACCCCATGAAACCCGCCGCAAACAGGCCGAGAATGGACACAACGAGCACAAACACGGACCACCAATAGTTGCTGTCCTTGGTCTTTCCATCCTTGCGGTACGTCTGCACCACGATCGCCGACTGTGAGATCAGAATCACAGACATGACAAAGACTATGATAGCGAACACGAGATCCTTGTTCATGCCCATTATTACTTACTCAAGACTATTTTTTGACCAAGCACCTTCTCGGTCTGGCGGCGAGCGGCATTCAAACTCGGCCTGGACCACAGGAGCCATCGGGACCAGAAACCGGCCGTCTTGGCCCCTGAGCGCGTCCAGTTCTCACGACGCGACAGCCGCCCGCCTGAGTATCCCGCGTGCCGCCCCACGTAGCGCTTCATGCGCTCGCGGTCCTTGTGCTTCGTGTAGTCCGAAAAGCCCCTGAGGCCGAAACTCACACGCCCGCCATCTGGGAACTCGGCTGTAAACTTGTGCTTGCCGTCCCGAGCCCGTGAAACGCGCACAGGTCCACTCATTTCAGGCTAATTTTTATGGAGATATAAATCAGCAAAATCAAGATGACGATGTTGAACGCCATCCATCCTGTAAGATATGGGAAAATTGCATTATTTTCTAAAACCATATTTAAGACCTGACGGGTTAGAGATTCATCATCAGACTCATCTGACGCCATGGATAGATACCTCTCTAAAAAGGCCCCGCAAAAAAACGCCCCAGAATTCACGACCCTTGGTCCGGCCGTCTGCGTCCTGGGCAAGTCGGGAATCGGCAAGACCTGGGCTGTCCGCAAGGCGCTCATGCCCTGTATAGAACTCACATCCGACATCCTCAAGAGCAAACAGGACACCATTGATTTTTTGAACAAAATTCATGGAACCGAGACCCACGTCATCATTGACGAGTACGAGTGTATCAGCGACTTGGTCGGTCTGAGGGAAATCACCAAGCCTCCTACAAATGGGCTCTTTGTGGTGGTGTCCCAGGTGCCAGTCAAATTTGATTTTGAATTGGTCACTTATGACTTCCCGATCCTGGACCCAAATTCTATTAAAAATTTATTCCCCGAGGCTGATGACCAAGTGATCGCCACTTGTGGAGGGGATCTGCGGAGGGTCCGCCAGAGCCTGACGTTCAAGTCCGATGCATGGGACGAATTCCAAGGGCCCAAAGAATTTTTGATGTCCTTGGTCAGTCGCACCTCCAACGTTAATCCCGCCAGGTACTGTGGTCAACCTGTACAGGAACCAGGGAACGTCGCCTCAATTTTGCATGAAAATTACGTAGACTCCAAGGGGGACCTTGCCAAGATTTCCGACCAACTGAGTGTGGCTGATCTCATAGAGTCTCAGGTCTATGAGGGGGCCTGGGATCTCTTGCCGTACTTCAATCTCTGGGGTTGCGTACTGCCCGCCGTTGAAATCAATCACACCCTCCGGCCAAATTTGCGCCCGGGGTCAACTTGGACCAAGTACCAAAACGCTTGTATGCGCACCAAGAAAATCCGCGACCTTTCGTCCAGGGTCCCTCACCAGAATCTGTGCATCGACTCGTTGCTCCTCATCAGGTCCCAGGTGGAGCGGGGCGATTTCACCAACTTTCGCGAGTACGGACTCAAAACTCAAGATCTGGATGTCATGAACCACTTGAGCCCGTTGGCGAAGATAAAACCAAAGGTCCTTGCATCTCTAAAGAAACAATGTGCGGAGAGCAGTGCCAGCAAGCCGTAGAGGCCGAGGAGTCGTTCGTCAAGGTACAGGGGTCGGACGTGTACTTCCACTGCGAAGTCTGTGAGGCGACCGTCCTTGAATTAAATATGAAATTGAAGAAGCTGGAGCTGGAGCTTCTCCACAAGCACCTGGACCTCGGCATCAAGTCCCGCCCGGAAATCCGCGTCTGGATCCGGAGCGACGGCGGCGACCTCCACGCGGGTCTGAGCGCCATGGACCGCCTGAACTCCCTCCGGCGCGTCAAGGTCCGGACGATTGCCGACGGTGTGTGCGCATCGGCCGCCACATTCATTTTGATGGGGGGCCGGACCCGTCATATGACGGAGAACTCGTACGTATTGATTCACCAACTCAATATGGACGGGACCTGGGGCAAGTTTGAGGACTTCAAGGACCAAATGGCCAATCTATCCCAATTTATGGATCGTTTTCGCGATATTTACACGCGTGAGACTCGGATCCCGGAGCGGGACCTCAGGAAGCTTCTGAAGCGGGACGTGTACATGGACGCAGGTCGGTGCCTGGAGTGGCGGGTGGTGGATTCTATTTGGCGGTGAGGACAGTCCCTACGGGACTGGGACTATTCCTCCTTCACACCCGGCTCCGGGATCACCTCGGGCGCCGTCTCTATCACAACCGGGGCGGCGGCTGGTGGGCCCACGGTGGCGGGCACGATCGAAGGAAACCGGATCGCGCCCTTCTGGAACTTCTCGGTGAACTTCTTGTACAGGAAGTAGCCAATCACGAGAATTGCGACGATCGCCACAATGTTGAAGACATTGAAGGGCGACTTGGACGTAATCTCCTGAACGGCGGCGCGCTTGGCGTGGTCGACGACTGGTGGGACGGCGCTCATTAAAGGAAAAAGAGGTTTTTTGCCGGCCAGGGCGACGCACCCCAATTTTAAATTAAATTCAAATGTGTGAGGTTCTGAATCAGGTTTGGGACGACTTTGCGGCCCTGAGGGCCCAGGCCCAGGTTGAACCACAGGTGGCGCCGCTCATCGACTACCTGTGCGCACACTGCGGGGGCACCAAGTCCTTTGGTGTCTGGGACGACTTGCCCGTTTGCACCGAGTGTGGGGCGGTTGATGAGGAGTTCGTCAGTGACGAGCCCGAGTGGCGCGGGGGCGACGCCGAGTCGGGCCCGGACAAATCCCGTGTCGGCGCCCCGGTAAATACCGACCACTTTTCGGCCGCCTGGGGGGCCTCGACAGTCATGGCCGTGTCAAAGCAAGGGAGCTACCAACAAAAGCGTCTGGCAATGATCAATCTCCATACGTCCATGAATCACAGGGACCGCGCGCTGTTCCACGCATACCAGGACTTTGACAAGTTCGGCAAGGGGATCCTGAAGCTGGCTGACAACGTCATGTACGCGGCCAAAATCAAGTACAAGGCGTTCAACGAGGCGGTCCTGACCCGTGGGGCGGTCCGCAACGGCATCAAGGCCAACTGCATCTTCCAGGCGTGCCGCGAGTTTAACGTGGCTCGGACGACCCAGGAGATTGCGAACGCCTTTGGGATACCGGCCCGGGACATTTCACGGACTTTTGACATGTACCAAGAGCAACTTCCCGAGACGGAGATTCACGTCACGACCGCCGCCGACCTGATTCCACGATTTTTCAACGAAATTATAGGCGTTCCCGACGCCCAACGCGGTCGGTTGAAGATGAAGATTGTTCGTGTATGCCAAGAACTCTCAGAGTGTGTGGAGCTCATGGGGCGGACCCCCAAGGCGGTGGCGTGCGCGGTGATGTTCGTCGTGCTCAAGGATGCGGGAGTGGCGATCGACAAGGCGGGCCTGTGCAAAACGTGCGGCGTATCCGTACCGACGCTGGGGAAGATTGAGGCGATTGTTCGCAGCCAATTAACTTAAGGAACTGTGTGTCAATTTATTCAATGTCCGGGATCACTCTGTTTGTCTCGACCCCATGCTACGGGGGAATTTGTCTCCAGGCCTATGCAGAGTCCATGCTTCGTCTCCAGCGTACATGCGCCGCGAACGGGATCCAGATGATGCTCGACACGACCGAGAACGAGTCACTGGTCCACCGGGCCCGCAATCTGGCTGTAGCGCGTTTTTATCAAAAAACCCAAGCGACTCACTTCCTGTTTATCGATGCGGACATTCACTTTGACCCAGAGGCGGTGATGCGCCTGCTCAAGTCCGACCATGAAGTGGCGGTTGCCGCGTACCCCAAGAAGTGCGTGATGTGGGACTCGGTCGATGAGCACTTCAAGTCGGGCGGGACCGGCAAGGACCCTGCTCGGGTCGCCGCGTCCCTCGTCATGAACTTCAAGTATCAGAATACCCAAATTTTGAACGGATTTGCCGAGGTCCTGGACGGCCCGACCGGGTTCATGCTCATCAAGCGTGACGTGTTTACGAAGATGCACGAGCGGTACCCGGAGCTCCTGTGTGTGAATGACCACCAGAACAAGGACCTGGACACTTACACGGCCGTTTTCGATTGCATGATTGACCCCGAGTCCAAGCGGTACCTGTCCGAGGACTATGCATTTTGCCGCCGGTGGCAGCAGATGGGCGGGAAGATTTACGCCGACGTCATGACGGTCCTGGGCCACGTGGGCAACATCCGGTTTCAGGGCAAGCTCGAGGACCGGATTACGACGGCTTAAGGAACTTGGCCAATTAGACGTTAATGACCGTCCTGCACGTGTGCGCCGTCACGCGAAACAAGTCAATTAGCGCGACGACTCTCCATACGATGATGAACTTGCACATGTTGTGTATGATGCGTGGGACCCATCTAGAAGTTCATTTCGTTGAGAACAAGTCCATCTTGCCCAAAGTCATCAAGAGTGGCGAGCGCATTTTCTGGATGGATTACGGGACTAATCTAAACCAGGAGATTCTACATAAGGTTCTGGACCCTTTTGAGAAGGGTGTCCAGGTTCTGGTGTTTCCGTCGGTCGTGGAGGGCATCGACTGGGCTCAGTTTGAGAAGAAGACCAAGGAGGGGTCCAAGGAGCACGCGGGTCAGCGGGGCCTCAAGTTTGACACGGATGTGGGCAAGAAGCTCGCCCCAGGCATCTATGATTGCGTCAAGACCTCTGCGCGCGTGTGGGCCATGGACGCCAAGCCGGTGGACAAAAAGATTCGGGGCGGCAAGGAGATGGTCAAGCTCCCCCTCGAGAATAACGAGGAGTTTTTTGGGACCCTTGCCCGGATCGGTGTAAAAATTGGTGTGGCGTCCGAGGCTATCGTGGTGTGTCACTTTGTTCATGAATGTTTTGGAAATATTCTTGAGGCCGCCGGAGTCCAGCTGGCACCTTAGAGACTTGCGCTCCTCCTAATTTATAAATAAAATGGACGTCCGGAACTATATCCAGGCGTCCTGGGAATCTCATGACCCCACCAGATTCCCAGGACCCCAACCCGTTTCCATAGAGAGACGCCACTTCCCTCTACTTAAACGCCAGCCCTATTACGTGTGCGAAAAGACTGATGGCGTCCGGTACTTTTTGATTTCCATTGACTCGGGGGTATACATTGTGAATCGTGCGTTCGCCACCGAGGCGGTGAAAATCAGGATCCCCAAGGACACCTTGCTGGATGGCGAGCTCGTCAAGACCAAGGCGGGCAAGATGCTTTTCGTAGTCCATGACGCCGTCCGAACCAAGGGTGAGAGGCTTTTGGACCTCCCTCTGGATCAGCGGCTTGAACGGGCCAAGGCGGTGACCAA